CTACACGGGCAAGCCGGACGATACGCGCATCTGGAATTCCGTCCCGACCCAGGCGGCAGAGATGCTTGCGGCCTCGCTGGGCGGCCTCATCACCAACCCGTCAACGACGTGGATGAACTTGTTCGTGCGCTACCTGGACCTTGACGAGCTTTCCGAGGGGCGGGAATGGCTGGAAGAGTGCCGAGACAGGATGCTCGCGCTCTTCAACTCCGACTCTGGCGGCTTCCAGCAGGCCGTTGGCGAGATGTACCTTGACGTGGCGACCATGGGCACAGGCATCATGTTCGTTGCCCTTGACGGCCCGGACATCAACACCGGAGAGCAGAACAACACCAGCGATTACGGAGAAGGCAAGCCGTCATGGTCCGCCCCGAAGAAGCCAAAGCGCAACGGCGGACGCACAATCAAGTTCCCCGCCCCGGCCGTTGATAACCGCTTAATCTTCCGCACCATCCCCCTGTGGGAGGTGTACCTGGGCGGAGACAAGAACGGCAACCTAGCGCACGTGTACCGCGTGTTCAAGATGACGCTTCAGCAGGCTTGGGACACCTGGGGCAAGCAATGCTCGCGCAAGGTGACGGAGAACTACCAAAAGAACCCTGAAGACACGATCGAGGTCTGTCACGCCGTATATCCGCGCGAGAACGTGAGCAAGCGCGCTGTCAAAGCCGCCGTGAATCTCCCCTTCGCGTCGGTCTACTTCGAGCACGAGGGAAACCACCTCCTTGAGGAGTCGGGCTTTCACGAAATGCCCTACTTAGTGTGGCGCTGGAGTGTTGTGAGCGGGAAGATGTACGGGCGTGGCCCTGCGCATACCGCGCTTCCGTTCGTGCGCGTCCTGAACGCCGTGGCCGAGTCCGAGTTGCTGGCCGTTGAAAAGCAGGCTGACCCGCCGCTGATGGTGCCGGATGATAGCTTCCTTGGCCCGGTGCGTTCTGGCCCGGGCGGGCTATCGCATTACAGGCCCGGCTCGACGGACAAGATCGAGCAACTGCCGATTCAGTCCAATCTCAGCCACGTTGACGCGCTTCTGGTGCGGCTCCAGGACGCTATTCAGAGCATCTTCTACCTCGACAAGCTAGAGTTCCAGGCCGACCCGAACGAGACCGCTACCGTGGCCATGGCCAGGCAGAACGAGAAGATGCGCTTGCTCGGTCCGGTGACAGGACGTTGCCAGAGCGAATTTCTAGGCAACCTGATCTCCCGCGTGTTCAACATCATGCTGCGCAACGGCGAATTCCCGCAGATGCCTGCGCAGTTGGCAGACGCCCTGATGGACACCGGGCAGGGGAAACGTCGCATCCGTGTGGAATACGGTAGCCCGATGGCCATTGAGCAGCGGTCAGTTGAGGTGCAGGCGTTCCAGCGCACCACGGGCGTCCTGGCTCCGCTGATTGGCGAGCAAGACCCGTTCAACATCATGGACAATTTCGACACCGACGACATCGTGCGGTGGGTCCATAACAAGCTCGGTGGTTCCGCTGGAAACCTGCGCACGGTTGAGGAAGTCCAATCTATCCGTCAGCAGCGCGCCGATGCTCAGAAGAAGGTGCAGGACGGGCAGGACGTGGTTGACGCGGCCAACATTGCTGAGACTCTGAGCAAGACGCAGCTTGGGCCGAACAATGCCCTGGGCGCTCTTGGCGGCGCAGCTATACCCGGTGGAGGGCTGGCCTGATGAGCGTGCGGCACAGCAATGGCCCATAGCGCAAGCGCCATGCCATAGAGTTGCTGGAGCTGTGCGAAGCCTATGGCGAGGTATTCAGCGGCAAGCGCGGTGCGCTGGTGCTGGCCGACCTGGAGGCGCGCGGGTTCATCCACCAGCTGAGTTTCGACCCGGAACCGAGCCGTGCGGCCTTCAACGAAGGGAGGCGCAGCCTCGTCATGCATGTGCAATACATGATGTCCCCAAAGGCGCGGGAATCCGCGCTTATGGCCATACAACCGGAAACCAAAAACGGAGACGCTGAAAATGTTTGAAGACACCACCGCTGCCCCCGCTCAGGATACCAGCGGCCAGAACCAGAGTTCGACCATTGCGCAGGGCGCGCAGGACCAGGGACAGAACCAGGCGCAGACCTGGCGGGACACCTTGCCGGATGAGCTGAAGGCAAGCCCCGTGTTGGCGAAGTATCAGGACCAAACGGAAGCCCTCAAGGCGCTTGTCGAAGCTCAGAGGCTCATCGGCAAGAGGCCGGAAGGCGTCAAGGTGCCCGACAAGGACGCGAAGCCTGAAGAGGTGGAGCAGTTCTACAAGGCTCTTGGCCGTCCTGACACCCCGGACGCTTACGCCATGCCGACAGTTGACGGTCTCCCGGAGGGCTATGGAATCAGCCCCGAAGTTGAGCAGACGGCGCGTGCCGCCCTGCATGGCCTCGGCCTGAACCAGAAGCAGTTCGAGGGAGCCATGAGCGCGCTCATCGGGAACTCCATGCAGGAGTTGCAGAAAAAAGAAGAGTTCCGCGTGGCCGAGTATTCCGCGTTCACCCAGGAGCATGGGGACAAGGCTGAAGAAAGGCTGAAGATGGCCCACAAGGGCGCCCTGGCTCTTGGCGGCGAGGAGCTGCTGAACGCCCTGAACGCAACCGGGGCTGGCAACTACCGCGTCGTTTACGAGGCCATGGCCAAGTACGCGGAAACGCACCTGGCAGAAGGAGCGCACCACGGCGGAGCGCCGGGGGGCGGCAAAAACTACAACACATTGCCTCCGTCTGAGCGCATCACCCAGGCGCGCAAAGACGGCTTTAAGTAAGGAGCACGAATTATGGCCCTGACCCTCATTGAGGCTGCCAAGGTGGCCGAGAACCCGATCCACTCTGGCATCATCGAAGTGTTTCCGCGCACTAGCGACGTGCTGCGTGTGCTTGGATTTGACAACATCAACGGCAACGCCCTGCGTTACAACCGCGAGGACACCCTCCCAGGCATCGGCTTCCGTGGCGTGAATGAGGCCTACACGGAAGGCACCGGCATCATCAACCCCGTGACTGAGCCGCTTGTCATCGCGGGCGGCGACCTGGACGTGGACAATTTCATCGAATCCACCATGGGCGGGAACTTCCGTAGTCAGCAGGAGACCATGAAGGCTGCTGCGCTGTCTTTAGCCTGGACTAAGCAGTTCATCAAGGGCGACAGCGCCAGCGACCCGCGCGGCTTCGACGGCCTTCAAGTGCGCCTGACCGGTGACCAGCTGTTCTACGCTGGCACCACGGACGGCGGAGACGCCTTGTCCCTGGCCAAGCTGGATGAACTGGCCGATCGCGTACACAACCCGACGCACTACATTATGAACAAGGCAATGAAGCGTCGGCTTGAGGCTGCCCAGCGCACCTATACCGTGGGCGGATTTGTCACTTTCGGGCCGGACGAGTTCGGCCGCGAGATCACCAAGTACAAGAACCTGCCGATCCTGCTCATGGACAAGGACAACACTGACACCGACATCATGGCCTTCGACGAAGTCGGCTACACCGGATCGACCGCCACGGCCACCAGCATCTACTGCGTGAGCCTTGGAGAAGGTATGCTGACCGGAATCCAGAACGGCACCATGAAGATCACCGACCTTGGCGAACTCCAGACCAAGCCCTGCAAGCGCACCCGTATCGAATGGTACTCCGGTATCGCCGTATGGCACCCGCGCGCCGCATGCCGTTTGGCTGGCATCAGCAATGCCGCTGTCACCCCCTAAATAGGCGAGAAAAGGAGAACAGACATGAGCGTTACCGGAGTGAATAAGCGCCCCCAGGGCACTTTCGATTCGGACCTGGAGTTCAAGGATGCTGGCCTCGTCGCCGCGTCTGCCGCCGCCACCGTGGACAGCGCCGCCAAGGTCATCGACGTTGGCACCGGCCTTTTTAAGGCCTGCATGATCCTGGACGTCTCAGCCCTGGACATTGACGGGAACAACGAAATCTACGACATCATCGTGCAGGGCTCCACCGTTGCGGCCTTTGCCACCGCCGGGTCCATCGTGGAGCTTGCGGCCATCAACCTGTCGGCCAAGGAAGTCAAGCGCAGCGACAGCGACAAGGATGACTCCACCGGGCGGTACAAGATCTACTTCGACAACGAGAACAACGGCACCTACTACCGCTACCTGCGCGTGTACACCGTCGTGGCTGGTGCGGGCGTTTCCACCGGCATCAACTACACGGCTTACGCCGTCGAGATGTAGGAGGACGCCATGAGCGCCTCCGATACCGGATACACCCAGGCCTGGGAACTCGTTGCGACAGGGGTCAAGAAGTTCAAAGATCTGATCCTCGGCAACATGGCGACCCAGGAAGCCAGCGCCGTGGCCATCACGGGCGGCTCAGTGGTAGGCGCTACCCTGGCGGGCAAGGTGCAGACCATCACCGCCGCCGGGGCCATCAGCCTGGACTCCAATCACGTGAAGCTGACTGGCCCGGCCTCTGGCACCTACGCCATCACCCTGGCTGCGCCTTCGCGTGGCGGGCAACTGCTCGTCATTGAGATGGTGAGCACCACAAG